ATTGATTTAGGGTTTGATGTCTCAGTCACAAAAAGAATCAGATTGAACGCTATTAATGCTGCCGAGTCAAGGACAACGTTTTTGCAAGAAAAGGAATTGGGGTTAGCCGCCAAACATCGTTTATATGAGATAATAGAGGATAATGATGGTGAGTTTATTATAAAATCTCATGGTGTTGGTAAGTATGGTAGAGTTCTTGGTGAGTTGTTTATAACAGAATCTGATGATAGAAGTATTAATGATACACTTGTTATGGAAGGGTTTGCTGTGCCATATGATGGTGGTAAAAAGATGAATATGGATGAAAGATGGGATATGTTACAACGTAATAGAAAGATGTTTTTAGAAAGTCGATTGGAGTAATGTATTATTATTATATAATAAAAATACATAATAGTCGAATTAAGGTTGGTATTACTAAGAATACAGATCAACGGATTAAGTCTTATAGAACAAGTGATCCAACTTTGAGTTATTATAAAATTTATGAACTTGACATTGAAAAGAAGGATGTTCTTTATATAGAACGTCTGATATTATATGAATTAAAACGATGGTATACTTGTAGATCTGAAACTGTAGAATCTAGTAATGTTGAAAATGTAGAAATTATTGTAGATGGTCTTATAGATGAACTATATGTTCAAAAAGATAAATATATATTTAATAAGTAGGAATTAACATGGTTAATCAATATAAATATGATGAGATAGATTTTGGATTTACTGCGGTAGATGAAGAAGAATTGGTTAGTATAAAATCAACAAACGATGAAGTTTCAAAAAAGATAGATACTACTAATATAGAAGTTAAATTAATATTAGAAAAGATGGATGTTTTTTTGGAGAAACAAAATGATGTATTACGTGAATTGTTATCTACGAAATTAGTTTATGAAGATAAATCTAGTAGTATTGATATAACTAGAGAAGTAATTGAAGATAAATTGTTGAAGGTAGAACGTATGATTATGCCTTTATTATATAATTTAATGAAGAATGAAGATAAAGATTATATTTATTGGCCAAATCGTGAAGTAATTATAAAGAAACAAATTGATGAGATTTTGTTAATAACTGGTGGAGATAGTAATAATGAGTAAAGAGATTACTTTTTCATTTGGTAGATTGAATCCACCAACAACAGGACATGGTAAATTATTAGATGCGTTGTCTTCTGTGTCGTCTGGTGAATATAGAATGTATTTATCAAAGAGTCATGATTCTAAGAAAAATCCACTTTCATTGAAAGATAAGGTTAAATTTATAAAGAAAATGTTTCCAAAACATTCCAAAAGTATTATTAATGATGATGATATACGTAATGTTTTCGATATTTTAGTTAAATTATATGATGATGGGTTTAATTCTGTTGTTATGGTTGTTGGGTCTGATCGAGTTAATGAATTTAAAATGTTAATGGATAAGTATAATGATGTTAAATCTAGACATGGATATTATAATTTTATAAGTATTGAAGTAAAATCGGCCGGGAAACGTGATCCTGATTCGGATGGGGTTGTTGGTATGTCGGCTTCTAAGATGAGAGTTGCCGCTGTTTCTAATGATTATGATAATTTTAAAAAAGGATTACCATTGAAATTTAAGGATGGTAAATTGTTATTTGATACTATTAGAAAGAATATGAATGTGGAAGAACATGTATTTGATTTTTTGCAAGGTGGTGATATGTTAAGTGAGTACTTTAATTGTGTGGATGCGTATGATATAATAGAATCAACACAAGATAATATATCTGAGTATTTTATTATTGAAGAGTTATATAAATATAATAGTTACTTGAATGAAAAAGTAAATAAATTTAAAAGTTTAAAAGAAATAGGAGAATAAAATGTCAGTAAAAAAACAAATGCCCCCAAAGTGGGCTAAAGATGCGGTGGCAAGTCCTCAAGGTTGGAGACATCCAAGAACTAGGGAATTATTAGTTGCAAGAGGTGGGTTAGTGGTTGATGTTGAAGAGAAGGTAGTAGAAGTAAAGGAACCTATTAAACCCACTAAACCTACTAAACCCACTAAAACTACTAAAAAGACAGTTAAAAAAGATTGAAATATTATTTAATAGTTTAATGTATGTTTGAAATTTTAAATGATAAAAATATAGTTATATATCAGATGAGGTCGTATGTCAATTATAATTGTCATACGTTGGAAGAGTTTATAGATGACATGAAACGATTTGAGTATATTAAACGATTATTTTATAGGTATCATAATCGTGGTATTCTTAAAGAGAGATTAATATTGAATCATTTAATAGTATTGTATAATGTTTTAGATGGTGGACCGTGTACAAGGTTGTTGTTTTTTAAGATTGATGAGGAACATTATTATATTTTAAAAACATTTTTATTATTTATAGATAGGTTGCCTGAAAGGGTTAATGTGGTTGGTGTTAATATAAAGACTGTTAATGTTGACCCATATATATATACAAAGTTAAAGGAGATATGATGTCGGCAATGATTGACGGTTATATATCATATAAGTTTTTGAGAGTTTTGACTACACCGTGGAATAAACAAGAAGCTTATAAACATGGTATTATTGATAAAAATGGTAAGAATTTAAGACCTAGTAAAACTTTAAAGACTAAAAAGGAAAAGGAGTCGTATACACTTCTTCATAGATTAGTATTTAATATAAAACGTATATTGGCAAAAATGCCAGGTGGTGGTAGTCAAATAGCATCATATGTTGCGGCTTTTGCATTAATTCGTGAGAGTGAAGTGTCGGATGAAACACAGCGGATATTTAAAAGTTGTTTGATTGAATATGTTAATGTTATGGAATTTGATAATTGTGAAAAGAAATGTATTGATGAGAATTTTGCAAATGCTATTGGTCCTATGAGTTCATCTGGCGAGACTAGTAATTTCGCAGGTTTGGGGAAAACTCCACCATCTAAATTTGGTGGGTTTGCAGTATATCCTGTAACATTTACTACATATGTTAAATTGATGAAAGGTAAGAAGAAGTATGCGAGATGGAAGAATTATATGTCATCTGAAGAGGCAAAGGATGTTAGAAAGTATATTAAAAGTAATCCAAAAAAGAATGTTGTAATTCAGGATGATACTTATGGTAATATGATGATATTATATAGACATAATGAGGTGTAATTTATTTAATATGATGTGAGGTGGTGGTATGAGTTATATAGATGATTCTTATATTAATAGAATGTCTTATAAGTTTGATATGTTTGTAAAGAAAAAGGATAATTTGTACAATTTTAGATGTCCATTATGTGGTGATTCTAAGAAAAATAAAACAAAATCTAGAGGTTTTTTATATTTAAAAAAGAATAATTATTTTTATATGTGTCACAATTGTGGTGTATCAATGAATTTTAAGAATTTTATTAAGACGATTGATAAATCTTTGTATGATGAATATGTTATGGAATTGTGGAAATATGGTAAGAGTTTATCAGATAAGGTAAAGAAAACTGATGAACCTGAATATAATATGAATTTTTCTTATAATAGGAAGAGAAGACGTTTTGATTATGATAATGTTGTTAAATTGTCAGAATTAGAAGAAGGACATATAGCATTACAGTATATAAAGAATAGAAAGATTACTAAATTAAATTTATTATATTATTCTGATGATTTTAAATTGTTAGTTAATTCTATATTACCAAACCATTCTTATAATTTAATTAAGAATGATCCTAGAATTGTGATACCATTTTTTGATGATAAATACAATTTAGTTGCAATACAGGGTAGGACAATTAATGATTCATCTATTAGGTATATAACTATAAAGATAAAGGATGATGTATTAAAGTTATATGGATTGGATAATGTTAAAAAGGATAATACTGTATATGTATTAGAGGGTCCATTAGATTCATTATTTATTGATAATTCGGTTGCAATGGCTGGAAGTGATTGTGATTTAGAATATTTTAAAAAGTTTAAGGATGTGGTTTTTATATATGATAATGAACCTAGAAATAGTCAAATAGTAAAGAAAATGCAGAGGGTTGTTGACAGCTCATATGGAATATTTATATGGCCTGAAGATATTAAAGAAAAAGATATTAACGATATGGTTGTTAATGGTTATACGGAGGATAAATTACAAACATTAATACGTAATAACATAAAATATGGATTATCAGCGAAGGCATGTCTTAATCAATGGAAAAGGTGTTAGGAGAAATTTATGGAAATTAGAGATGAACTTGACTTTTTAAAAAAAGAGAATGATGAATTAAAACATAAGATAAAGGATTTGGAATATGATAATGCGGAACATCAAGTTAAAGATGAAGTCTTGTGGGATGCCATGGATAATGATTATAAGGGAATACGAAAATAGGAATGATATATGAATATAAGTGAACAGGGGTTGAAATTATTACGTGATTATTATATGAGGGAGTATGAAGATTCCCCAGAGGAAGCATTTAAGAGAACTTCAAATGCATTTAGTTTTAATGATGAAAAGTTGGCAGCTAGAATATATTCATATATTGATAAGAATTGGTTTATGTTTTCATCCCCTGTTTTATCAAATGCACCAGAAAAGGAAGAACATGTAAGAGGATTGCCAATATCGTGTTTTTTAGGATATGTACCAGATACGTTGGAAGGTTTAATAGAACATACATCTGAATTAAGGTGGTTGTCGGTTAAGGGTGGTGGTGTTGGTGGACATTGGTCTGATGTTCGTTCTGTATCGGATATAGCGCCAGGTCCAATACCATTTTTACATACTGTGGATGCCGATATGACTGCATATAAACAGGGAATTACTCGTAAGGGGTCTTATGCTTCTTATTTAGATATATCCCATCCTGATATTATGGAATTTATGTCACTTAGAATACCTACTGGTGATGTTAATAGGAAGTGTCTTAATTTACATCATGGTGTTAATGTACCTGATAGTTTTATGGAAGCGGTTGAAGATGATTTGGTGTGGGAACTTATTGATCCAAAAACTGGTAAACAAACTGATACTGTTATAGCTCGTGAGTTATGGGAAACACTATTAGAAACTCGTTATCGCACAGGCGAACCATACATATATTTTATTGATAAAGCAAATGATGCATATCCACAAACACAAAAGGATAAGGGGTTGTTTTCAAGGGGTTCTAATTTGTGTTGTGAAATTACATTACCAACTAATGAAGAACGAACTGCGGTGTGTTGTTTAAGTTCATTGAATCTTGAAACTTATGATGAGTGGAAGGGTAGTAAATTAGTTGCAGATTTAATTACATTTTTAGATAATGTATTAACTTATTTTATAGAACATGCTCCAAGTGAAATATCAAAGGCTAGGTTTTCGGCGAGTCAGGAGAGGTCTATTGGTGTTGGTACTATGGGTTGGCATAATTTTCTAATGAGTAAGTCGGTTTCGTTTGGTAGTCAGACTGCTGCAGAATATAATGAAGAAATTTTTTCATATATTAAATCTGAGGCTGTTAAACAGTCATTAGTATTAGGGAAAGAACGTGGTGAATGTCCAGATATGATAGGTACTGGACGTAGGAATGCCAATTTATTAGCAATTGCTCCAAATGCTAATAGTTCAAGTATTGCCGGAACATCACCATCAATTGAACCCATTAAGGCTAATGCTTTTGTTCATAGGACTAGAGTGGGTAGTCATTTAATTAAAAATAAATATATAGAAAAAGTACTTAAGAATTATGGACATGATACTGACTATGTATGGAATTCCATTATGTCTAATAATGGGTCTGTTCAACATTTGTCATTTTTATCGGATCATGAAAAAGAAGTATTTAAGACGGCAATAGAAATAGATCAAAATGATATTGTTAGATTGGGGGGACAACGTGCAAAATATATATGTCAATCTCAAAGTTTGAATGTGTTTTTCCCTGCCGGTGTTAATAAGAAATATTTACATGAAGTTCATTATAATGCGTGGAAATTGGGTAATAAGTCGTTATATTATTTAAGAACAGAAACATCAAATCGTACAGAAATATTGTCTGAAAAGATAGAACAGAATACTATGACAGATTATGCAGAAACCCCATCTGGTCAAGATTTGTTAATTGGTGTAAGGGGCGAATTTGTTAGTCAGGATGGTTGTGTTAGTTGTGAAGGTTAATTAAATAGGAGAATTTATATATGGAACAATTGGGTAGAGTACGAACTTTAGAGAAAGATTGGCGTGAGAATGAACGTTGGTTGAATGTCAAACGCGATTATTCGGCAGAAGATGTTATTAGGTTAAGTGGTTCGTTTGATGAAGAATATACAGTGTCTACCGTGGGTTCTAAAAAACTTTGGAAATTGATTAACGAAGATGGATATGTTAATTCTATGGGTGCTATAACTGCTGGTCAAGCTATGCAACAAGTTAAGGCGGGCATTAAGGTTATATATTTATCAGGTTGGCAAGTCGCCGCTGATGGTAATTCGTCAGAAACTATGTATCCCGATCAATCATTATATGCATATAATTCTGTGCCGGTGATGATTAAACGTATTAATAATACATTCCGTAGAGCAGATGAAATTCAATGGAATAAGGGAAGAAATGATATTGATTACTTTGCCCCTATTATCGCTGATGCTGAGGCTGGGTTCGGTGGGGTATTGAATTCTTATGAGCTGACTAAATCTATGATAGAGTGTGGTGTGTCGGGTATTCATTTAGAGGATCAATTATCATCTGCTAAGAAATGTGGACATATGGGTGGTAAGGTGTTAGTGCCAACACAAGAAGCAATTCAGAAATTAGTATCTGCAAGATTGGCTGCGGATGTTATGGGTGTGCCTATTGTTATTATAGCAAGAACAGATGCTAACGCAGCAACATTGTTAACATCGGATATTGATGCACGTGACAAAGAGTTTGTTACTGGTGAGAGAACTGAAGAAGGATTTTATAGAGTCAAATGTGGAATAGACCAGGCGATATCAAGAGGATTATCTTACGCACCTTATGCTGATATGCTTTGGTGCGAAACTGCTGTGCCCAACTTAGAAGAAGCACAGAAGTTCGCTACTGCAATCCACCGACAGTATCCAGGAAAATTGTTGGCATATAACTGTTCCCCGTCTTTTAATTGGAAGAAAAATTTGAGTGACCGGGAGATTAGTCACTATCAACAAAAATTGGGAGGGATGGGATTTAAATGGCAATTCATCACCTTAGCTGGTATTCATGATATGTGGCATTCTATGTTTGAGTTGTCAAAGGATTATGTTGAGCGTGGTATGACTGCGTATGTGGAAGGTGTGCAAGAACCTGAGTTTGCTTCGGTTAAAGATGGATATACCTTTGCAAGACATCAAGAGGAAGTTGGTGCTGGTTATTTTGATTCTGTTACAAATGTTATACAAGGTGGTAAATCATCTGTTACTGCTATGGCCGGTTCTACTGAAGAGGAACAGTTTTAATATTATAAATATAACTTTACAATTAGAGTTGTAATATATGTTAACATTTCAAGAATATGTAACAGAATCTAAAAATACTCATATGACTCATATTGAGGATCTTGTCCTTGATGGTGGCGTTAATGGTACACGTGGTGCCATTAACGCTTTAAGGTCATTGAGAGATATGTTGTCTGGTAATTCTAATACTTCACATTCGGTGACTGTTAAGTGGGATGGCGCTCCTGCTGTGTTTGCTGGTATTGATCCAACAGATGGACAGTTTTTTGTTGCAAAGAAAGGTATATTCAATAAGAATCCAAAAGTATATAAGTCGCACAATGATATAGATGATGATACTTCTGGTGATTTATCTAGTAAGTTAAAGATTGCATATACTGAACTAAAGAAACTTGGTATTAAGGGTGTCATGCAAGGTGATATCATGTATACTAATTCAGATCTTAAGAATGAAACAATTGATGGTGAGTCTTATGTTACCTTTCATCCTAATACGATAGTATACGCTGTACCAACATCACAAGCTGGTTCTATATTACAATCAAAGATAGGTGTTGTTTGGCATACAAAATATACTGGTGATTCTTTTGAGAATATGTCTGCATCATTTAATATCAGTATTCGTGATTTTAAAAAGACTTCAAGTGTATGGATGAGAACTGCTGATCTTACTGATTTGTCTGGAACTGTGACTATGACTAAATCTGAGACTGATATAGTTACATCACATTTATCTGATGCTGGTAAGATATTTAGAAAAATATCTGCAACAACATTAAATGATGTTTCCACCAATTCAGTTATTAATCAGTTGATTAATACGTTTAATAATACTAAAGTTAGGTCACAAGAGAAGATTACAAATACTAGAAAACATACAGATGAACTTATTAAATATATTTCAGATAAGTATCAAAAAGATATTGACAAATTGAAGTCAGATAAAGGTAAATCTAAAAAGTCGAAATCAAGAGAAGATGTTTTAAGTTTCTTTTCTGATTCTAATAAAAAGAATTTAAGATTGATGTTTGAGTTACAAAATCATTTAGTTGATGCTAAAGAGATTTTAATAGATAAAATGGAGAGTGTGTCTGATATATCCACCTTTGTAAGAACTAAGAATGGATTTAAAGTATCTGGTTCAGAGGGATTTGTGGCAATTGATCGTGACGATAATGCTGTTAAATTGGTAAACCGAATGGAATTTTCAGCAAATAATTTTTCAAAAGATATAATAAAAGGTTGGGAGAAATGAAAACATTTAAGAATTATTTAAGTGAAAGTGGTGGCGCTGCAGCTGGTAAACTTGAAGTTGTTACTACGTCTTTAGAAGATGCAAGGGAATATGCGTTATCTAAACTTCCAACATTAGATAAAGATATTCCAGATTTTGATAAGAATTATGTTTTGGCTCAGAAATTGGCATATAAGGGTAATACCAAAAGAAAGGATATGCCAGTTATAACTTCTAGGGATATTGATAAATTTCAAAAGAGATTGTCAAAGGGGAAATTGGATATAATAAAACCATTTTCTAAAGATACAGTTCCGTCAAATCCATTTCCAGAAGGATTATCAGGTGATAGAGCTGATAAGTTTTTAAAGGCTGGGTTAAAAAAGAATGATGGTAATGAACTGGATGATGTGGTAAAAGTTACACGTGATAAAATCTCAGTGAAAGATTTAACTCCAATTCAGGATCAAATATATTTTGATAAGGGTCTTGGTACTATAGCTAAGAATGGTGTTGATGGGACTATAAAATTATTAAATTCTAAAGTATTAATAGTATCATCTGATAATCGTATTATTGATGGACATCATAGGTTTTTATCTGCTATATTGTTAGATAGAAATATGAAACTTAATGTTTTAAAGATTAGTTTACCGTTATCTAAGTTGTTACCATTGGCAGTAGCTTATGGTGATTCTATAGGTAATAAACGGAATCGATAATATGAAGATTGATAAGTATTATGAGTATATGAAGTCTAATAAATACAATTTAGAAAAAGAAATAGGATACTATTTGATGTATTCATATATGTTTACTCATCATCCAAATAGTAATAATATATATTCTGAGATAAAACATTATGAGGTGATGAAGAATTTATATGATAATTTTGATGATTTACCAGATCATGTTGATAAGTGTTTATTGAAACGTGATTTTTTAAAAGATGGGAAAGTATTAGAATATAATGAACATGTATATCCTGAGACGGTAAAGACATTCGCATTATATTTCTCTGTGAATCCGACTAAACTGTAGGAGTGAATATGAGTAAAGATGTTATTGAATTGTATCATTGCACTGATACTAGGTCATTTAGACCTTTATGGTTGTTAGAAGAATTGGGTATTGAATATAAATTGACTCCAATAAATATATTCGGTGATGGTAAAACAGATAGAGATTATTTGATATTGAATCCCAACGCATCAGTACCGACATTAAAATATAATGATCACGTGATATGGGAGGCTGGTGCTATTTGTATGTATTTGTGTGATATGAATCCAGAATCTGGATTATCTCCTGATGTGTCTAGTTTATATAGACCAGAGTATTTAAAGTGGATGTTTTATGTTACATCTACTATGGAGTATCCATTAGTTGATTTATTTTTACATAGTAAGATGTTACCTAAAGAAAAACGTAGACAGTCTGTAGTTGAATATTCTTTAGAAAGATATAAAAAAATATTAGTAGTTATAAACAATTCAATGAATGGAAAAGATCCTATGATGGTTGAACGTCCATATATGATAGGACATGAATTTTCTGTTGTTGATATAATGGTATCATCTACATTAAATTGGTTCCCTGAACTTCTTAAAGATTTTCCACATCTTGAATCTTATGTTAATCGTTGTATAGACAGACCTTCATTTCATGAGGCATTTGAAAAAAATTAATAAATACCTTGACAATTAACTAGTGGTGTGGTATACTATTAATATAGTGGGGAGTTTGATTTGGATAAAATATATAATTGTGACATTATGGAAGGTTTCAAAAAGTTAGATGATGCATCTATTGATTGTGTCATTACGTCACCGCCATATTGGCAGTTAAGAGACTATGGGTTTGATGGACAGTGGGGGTTAGAACCCACATTCCAAGAATATCTTGAACATTTATGGGAAATGATGGATGAGATATATAGAGTTTTAAAAGATACTGGTACTGTATGGATCAATCTTGGCGATACATATTCTACTAAATCTGGTGGGCTTAATACGGGTTCTACTGGAAGTAGAACTGGTGAATATTTGAATGGTATGGTAATAAAACAACCATCTGATTTGAAACCTAAAAGTTTATTATTGATTCCTCATAGATTTGCTATTGGTTGTTATGATCGTGGATGGACTATTCGTAATGATATAATCTGGGCAAAGAGAAATGGTATGCCCGAATCGGTTCGTGATAGATTCTCAAAGAAACACGAATATATCTTTTTAATGACGAAGAAACCTAAAGGTTATTACTTTGATCTTGATTCTATTCGTGATGAGAATATGACTACTTCTATTAAAAGAGCATTACGCGGTACTAATGAAAATAAGTATTCTACTGGTATTGGGGTGAGTTCTGCTCAAACTCTTTCTAGACCAAAGAATGGTGGTCGTGATATTGATGAATATAATAGTGGTAATACTTCATTAAATCCAAAAGGGAAGAACCCGGGCGATGTGTCTGATTTTTGGAACATTACGATAAAGGGTAATCGTTCTTCACACCTTGCTTCATATAATTCAGAATTAATTGATAAACCTATAATTGCTGGTTGTCCAGAGGGTGGTGTGGTTCTTGATCCATTTTCTGGCACAGGAACTACATTAGTTAGAGCATCACAACTTGGCAGAAAGTATATTGGATTTGAAGCATCAGAACAGTTTTTTAAGATAATTGAAGAGAATGTTAATACTGAGATTGAACGTAAGAATGCTAGCACACTTGATGATTTTTTAACATTATGAAACTTTCTAAGTATAATAATGATTGGGTTGATATTGATAGACGTATGTATGGTTTGTCTCTTAGAGCATTTAAAATTATTAAGAAATTATTAAGAATGAATATTAATATTCATTCCGACACTAATGTTGATGATGGTAGTATATTTTTATTTAATCATTTTTCCCGTATAGAAACCTTTATTCCACAATTTTTGATACATGAGAAGAATGGGTCATATTGTTATTCTGTTGGTTCTGGTGAGTTTTTTACAAATGATGATATATTATCATCGTATTTAAAGAAGGTAGGAGTTGTTCCACACGATCATCCTAGATTATTTCCTATTTTAGCTAAACAGATATTGCATGGTCATAAAGTTGTTATTTTCCCAGAAGGTGGTATGGTAAAAGATCATAGAGTTGTTGATACGGATGGTCATTATAATATGTTATGTCAAACTTCTATGAAGGTACGAAAACAACATACAGGTGCTGCTGTATTGGCACATGGTTTAGAAGTATTTAAATTTATAGTTCGTAATGCATATAGAGATATGGATATGGATAAGTTATTGAAGTGGCAACAAGAACTTGAGTTTGATAGTTTAGATGAGTTGTTATTGGCAGTAGAAAGACCTACTAAAATAGTTCCATCAAATATAACATTTTATCCGTTACGCACGACTGATAATGTTATATTGAAGGCGTTTGAATATATATCGAAGGGTCTTACATTAAGACAAACTGAGGAACTAATGGTGGAAGGTAATTTGATTACTAAAGACACTGATATGGATGTTGTTATGGGTGAAATGATATCTACTTCTGATATTTGGCATTCATGGAGTTCTTCTTTAATTGAATCCTTTACTAATTCTATAAATTCGTTAGATGATGTGTTTTTTATTGATAATATTGATAAGTCGTGGAAAGGTGAAATGTTACATAAACATTTGATAAAGAGTTCACGATCTACACGTGATATATATACTAAAGATATATATTCAAATGTTACTATTAATTTAAGTCATTTGACATCATGTTTATTGATGTACAGGTATAAACGGAATATATCATCTGTTTCTAAGAAACAATTGTATAAAGAATTATATTTGTTATTAAAGACATTACAACATACTGTTGGAATACGATTACATGATGGATTAGTGGTTCCTCAAATGTATAGTGATATATTAAGCGGTGAAAATGTAAATGTATTGAAATATATTGATTCTCTTGAAAAACAGGGACTATTGATCATAGGTAGTGATACTTTCTATTTATCTGGTAAGTTTAATTTTAATGTTGATCCGTTGACGATTAGAGTTGAAAATTTATTAGTTGTATATTATAATGAGATACAACCAGTTTTTTTAATAGGGAAGGTTGTTAAACAGGTTATTAACAGTATAGATAAGGTTACTAATAAAGATATAGCCTTGCATTTGTTGGATGATCAAAAGTTATCATTATTATATGATAAGAGTTTATATGATAATGATAAATATAATTCTAAGTTTTCAAATATTAATTCTTCTAATAATGACCCATTTATTTTATTTCCTAAAAAGTCTAATGGTGTATCTGTATTATTAGTACATGGATTATTATCATCTCCGGCGGAGGTTAGGGGATTTGGTGATTATTTGTGTGGAATTGGTTATACTGTTATTGGTGCTAGAATAATTGGTCATGGTACATCACCGTATGATTTGATGCAATATGAATATAGTGATTGGATTGATTCTGTTTATAAGTATTTTGAGATATCTTGTATGTTGTCTCAAAATATTGTGATTGTTGGATTTTCTACTGGTGGTGTTATTTTATTACGAGATGAGTTTGTGAATGATCCTAGAGTTAAATCTGTAGTTGTTATATCTGCTCCTATTTTTTATATTGATTCTAGAATTAAGTTTGTACCTATAATTAATGGTATTAATACGATTGTTAGAACATTAACATCGGGTACTGGTGTTAAAACCTTTTTTAAGAATATCCCTGAGAATGAACATATTAATTATTGGATAATTCCAACGTTTAGTATAAATGAGATAGGAAAATTGGTTAAAGGTATTAAGAATACATTATGTAATGTAAAGATACCTACGTTAATTATATTTTCTAAAGACGATACATTAGTTTCAGTTAAGGGTGCTGATTATATATATAATAATATATCTTCCGAGGATAAGGAAATGCATATTATTGGTTCTGATTGTCATGGTATACTATATAATAATTCGGATTTGATATGGGAAAGAATTTCAATTTTTATTGAAAAAAGACTTGACTTATGATCGTTTTTGTGGTATTATATATATATTAGTTAAAATTATCGGAGTAAAGTCATGAAAAGTGGTAAATTGTTGTTATTAATTGCATTAATATTATCGACTAATGCATATGCTGAGGTGGTTACTGTTTCAGTTATATCGTCCACTCCTATATATAATAGTAGAGTGGTATATGATACACCAACTAGAACTTGTGTTAAACGTGAGGTATATGTTGATTCTAATTCCTCTAATTTTCTTGGTGGGGTTGTTGGTGCTTTTGCTGGTCATGTTATTACTAGAAAATTAACTAGTTCTACTGTTAATAGAGTACTTGGTACTGCAGCTGGTGCTATGATTGGTTCTAGTATTGAAGATAGATATAATTCTAGAAAACAATATGTTAATGATTGTGTTATTGAAGAAAATACACATACAGAACAGTATATTAGTGGTTATAATGTGTCATATAAAGTTGATGGTAATCTTATGTCGTCTGTTTTAACTTATAATCCAGGTGAAGTTGTTAGAGTTAATATTAATCGTACTTATCGTTTGTTGAGATAAAATATGTTAATTAATTTAATAGATAGAAAGATAACGTTTGAATCTGATTTAGTTTTATTTCATTTGGTTGTAACAGGAATATATTTTGTTTATCATTTGATTTGAAGAATAGGGTCTGTAGCATAATGGTTAATGCATCCGACTCATAATCGGCCGAGTGTAGGTTCGACTCCTACCAGACCCACCAGTTTTAGTAAGGATTATTTATGAAAGAAATATGTAATGGTGAATATGTCATATCAGGTATTTATGGATATGGTGTTGTATTAGATATAAACACTAGTAATGAGATTAATACATATAAGGTTTCATTTGACAGATATGGTGTTAAGTGGGTGTGTTCACTTGTACCTGTGTGTGCAGATGTTTTTCATTCGTGATGAAACATTTATATGTGATAAAGAAGGTAACGGCTGGACTTATTAATATTCCAGAATTACAACGAATAAATGATAAATATGCGTTTTTTGATATAAATGCCCCGATATATAACCCTTTGATGGTTTATTATGGTGATGGATATCCTACTACTGAGTGGATAGAAAGGTGTGAAAGTATGTATTGTCCTTCCATGAGTTATAATTATTATATGGGGTTGTATAACAAGTATAGGGGTGGATTATGAAACAAAGTAGAATAGATGGATTGTATGAGTTAGATCAATTAATAATGAAGGTATGGGGATTTTCTGATGATTTAGAATTAATTATTAAAAAAATGAAGGATAGTTCAGAGCGCGAAGATGTCGTTGCAGTATCTAAATTATTTGAGTTGAGAATGGAAGAATTGTGGAGGGGGTATGAGTCATGTTTTGAAAAACCAGATACTATTAAATTTAAAGGTCATCAAGTAAATGATTTTTACCCAAGTAAGGATGGTGGTGATGATACTGTATTGTGATGATTGTATTGATAGAATGAAACAGATGATAGATGATGGTGTGCAAGTTGATTCCATTGTTACAGATCCACCATATGAACTAGGATTTATGGGTAAATCATGGGATAATACTGGTATAGCATTTTCTAAAGAAACTTGGGAACTTGCATTAAAGTTATTGAAACCAGGCGGTCATTTACTTGCATTTTCTGGTTCTAGAACCTATCATAGAATGGCAGTTACTATTGAGGACGCAGGGTTTGAGATACGAGATCAGATTATGTGGCTCTATGGTTCGGGGTTTCCAAAGAGTTTGAATATTGGAAAGGCGATTGATAAGAAACTTGGTAATGAAAGAGAGATTGTCGGTAAAGGGAAACCTATGAGTTCACTCGGAGTTATGCATGATGATGATTGGAAAAGTGATGACTCATATAAAGAAACCATAGGTAATTCTGAATATGAGGGGTGGGGAACCGCACTCAAACCAGCACATGAACCCGTTGTTATGGCTAGGAAACCATTATCAGAAAAGACTATTGTCACAAATGTATTGAAACATGGAACTGGTGGTATCAATATTGATGGTTGTAGAGTGGGATTATCCGAGGGTTCTGATGCGGTGAAAGAGGTATTTCCAAAACGGAAAACAACTAATCGTAAATCTCGACCCGATGATAATGTATTTACTAATGAAAACTCAGGTATGAAACAGGAAGTAAATCATTATGCTGATGCAGACCCAAGAGGTAGATTTCCATCAAATGTGATGCACGATGGTTCTGATGCGGTGAAAGAGGTATTTCCAACAACATCTAAATCTAGTGGTGATGAGGGTTCAGCTGCAAGATATTTCTATTCGCCAAAGGTGTCTAAGAAAGAAAGGAATCAGGGTGTCGGGGTAAAGAATGTGCATCCAACGGTTAAACCCGTAGAGTTAATGAAATACTTATGCAGAATGGTTACACCGAAAGACGGTACTGTTTTAGATCCATTTATGGGTTCTGGTTCTACTGGTATGGCTGCTAAATATGAAGGATTTGATTTTATTGGTATTGAGAGAGAGAAAGAGTATTTTGAGATTGCAAATGCAAGAATAGATTCGGTTGAACCTGTGATTGATTTGGATAGTTTTTTATAAAGGGAGAAATAAATGGAAATAGTAGTATATTCACAGGGGTCTTGTTCATTTTGTTTGAATGTAAAACAATGGTTTGATAAACATGATGTTACGTATACGGAAAGAGATATACAGTCAAGTGGGGATGTTTGGGACGATTTTGCAAAGTTGAACCAAAGAACTGTACCTCAAATTGTTGTGGATGGTGAGTATTTTGGTAACTATGATACATTGATGAAAAATAAAGAGAAATTTTTATTTGATACTCCTGTTAATATGACTACACCATCAGAAACATATAAACCTTTCAGGTATCCGTGGGCTGTTGAATTAACAAAAAGACATGAACAGGCACATTGGATTGAAGACGAGATTGATTTATCTGATGATGTTGCTGATTGGAAGAATGGTAAATTATCGGAGTCTGAAAGGAATTATATTACTCAAGTGTTAAGATTATTTACACAATCAGATGTGGCAGTAGGACAGAATTATTATGATTTTTTTATTCCTAAATTAAAGAATAACGAGATACGTAATATGTTAGGTTCGTTTGCGGCTAGAGAAGGTATACATCAAAGAGCATATGCTTTATTGAATGACACATTAGGATTGCCTGAATCAGAGTTTCATGCATTTTTAGAATATAAAGAGATGTCTAATAAATTAGAGTTTATGCGAGATAATGATAATTCTAATTATACTAATTTGTCATTTGCTATTGCCAAATCTGTATTCTCTGAGGGTATTTCTTTATTTGCGTCATTTGTAATGTTATTGAATTTTCAAAGATTTGGTAAAATGAAAGGAATGTGTAAAGTTGTAGAATGGTCTATTCGTGATGAAAGTATGCATGTTGATGGTATGACTCAAATTTTTAAGAAGTTTTGTGAAGAACATCCTAGAATAGTTACTGATGATTTTAAGAAAGATATATATAGTATGTTACGTAAAGTTGTTAAGTTAGAAGATAAATTTATAGATCTTGCATATGGAGATTCTATTATAGAAGATTTAGATAAAGATGATGTTAAACAATATATCAGATATATTGCTGATAGAAGATTATTACAATTAGGATTCAAACCTAATTATAGAGTTAAAGAGAATCCGTTACCGTGGTTAGATTGGGTATTAAATGCACCCGATCATACTAACTTTTTTGAGAATCGTGTTACAGAATATGAAGTTGGTGGTTTAAAGGGAGATTGGTCGGATGTATATTAGGGGAAATTTATGAGTACTATAACAAAGATTCTATCGGAATCGACATTGAATCGTATTAGGTCGTCGTGGATAGAACACGATACTGGTACTATTACGGCATTTAGAGATATGACTGAATGTGGTGATGGGGTTAGGTATACAAAGAAACAGAATATGGGTAAGAATAGTATTTTACGTTCTAAGTTATTAAAACGTGGATATGGTATTACTAAAATAAAGGGTTCTTGGATTGAGAATGGTGGTAATGAGGTATCAGAGGCATCATATTATGTTGTTGATCTTAAGGATTCTGGTAAGTTATTAAAAGATCTTATTGAACTTGGAAAGGATTTTGAACAGGATGCTATAACGTATGCTGAAAAGGAGTCTGATTATTATGCGGTATCTACTAATATGTGTGAGAACAGTTGGCCAGGATTTGGTAGGGTTGGTGTTAAAGAAAAGTTAGGTAAACCTAAGTTTGGTAAAACTGGAATAAGTGGATTTTCTAGGGTAAATAATAGGGCATTTGTATTTGAAACATATAATTTAATTAGTAGGTCTGATTTTGGTCCTATATCATTGAGAAGTATTGAACACATTGATGATAAGGATTGGAGGGATATTATTTTGTAATATAAGGATGTGTGTATGACATGGATGTATAGGAATAAGGTATATGTGCCCAAGAATTTAGATCCAAAACTTTTATATGGGTTTGTATATGAAATAACTAATAAAGATAATGGTAAGAAGTATATAGGTAAGAAATTCTTTTGGTCTGTTAAGTCATATCAAAAGAATAAAAAGAGAAAGAAGAAGAAGGTAGAATCAGATTGGCAAGATTATTATGGTTCTTCTGAATTATTATTAGAAGATTTGAATAAAATTGGGGTTGAACAGTTTGATAGGAAGATATTGAGGTTGTGTAAAACTAAGTCGGAATGTGCATATTTTGAGGCTAAGTATCAATTTGATTATAAAGTGTTGGAATCAGATGAATATTATAATTCTTGGATAATGGTTAAGGTGAGAAAGGCACATTTAAATAGGTTATGAGAGGTATTGATGAAAGTTGATTTTATAGATAATATGGGTGATGATATTTCAGTAGTTAATGCTGCTCGTGTGTCATTTAATAAAGTTTCTGAGGGTGTTGGGATTGATGAATGTGTAGATCATGTGGATGAAAATGGTGATTGCATCTTATTTGCATTTATTCCAAATCTCAAAGATGCTGATAAGAAGTTGATTAAGTATTTAGCTAAACATGATCATTTCACACCATTTACACATGCGATGGTGACTCTCCGTGAGAAGGTGCCGATTTTTGTTGCTAGACAGAGATTTAAGCATGTTGTTGGATTCACATACAATGAAGTATCTAGACGATATGTTTCAGATCCACCAGATTTTCATATACCAGAGACGAATGGATGGAGATCACGTCCAGAGAGTGTTAAACAGGGTTCTTCTGATACAGATTTTATAACTCATTTCAAAGAACCATTTATGAATGGAATAACTTCTCCCTTATTAGAAGAAGCATATATGACTCATATTATTAAATCTACTAGATTATATACGGAGATGATTGAGTCTGGTGTTTGTCCAGAACAAGCTAGAATGGTTCTTCCACAGTCTATGATGACTGAATATTATGTAACAGGGTCATTATATGCTTGGGCACGAGCATATAATTTAAGAAAAAGTTCTACGGCTCAATTAGAGATACGTGAACTTGCCGATGAGTGGAATAGAATATTAGGGGCGTTATACCCTATTTCGTGGGAAGCATTAACTGAGGTGTGATTATGAGTAAAAATGTGTTAAATGCATTACATTTAAATTATGAATGGAAGTCTAATAAACGTATTAGAGTTAGATATAGGGGTACTAATATGGTTTGGGTAAATTTACCCAAACCAACTGACGAGGGTATGTTACCATATGATAAGTTGAATTGGAATGTTTTGAAATATGAATATCAAATAGAGGGTGTGTGATATGTTGGATGAGAATTCTCTTTTAGGGGTGAAAGTTATATTAATGAATGAAACTGCTAAAAAACCGAGTAGGGGGACTAAGTATTCTGCTGGATATGATTTATATGCATCTATAGATGAGACAATTGTATGGGAGGATATAGGACATGATGGATCAAATGAAGTTATAAAACATAGAACGGTATATGTGTATCCAGAAGAACGTTTATTGATATCTACTGGTGTAGTGTTTGGTATACGTAAAGGGTTTGTGGGTATAATTAAACCGAGGTCTGGTTTAGCATTAAGACATGGGATTGATGTATTAGCTGGTGTGATAGATTCTGATTATCGTGGTATTGTTGGAGTTGTATTGCAGAACCATGGTTCTGATAAATTTAGAGTAGATGATGGAGATAGAATTGCTCAGATTATATTTATTCCACATGAAAGACCTGATATAGTTGAATGTAGTGATTTGAGTCAATTACCATCAACTGGTGATGATGCGAGGGGTGGTGGTGGATTTGGTTCAACAGGAGTTAAGTAATGTTTGAACATTGTCCAATTAATTTTAGGGATTATGATGATTTGAAATCTGTCACATCTGCCGATGGTTCTAGGAAATATGTGACACCAGATGGTATTGAATATCCTTCTGTTACCACTGTTTTATCTATATTATCGAAGGAATTTATTGATAAATGGAAAAGACGTGTTGGTATTGAAGAGGCTAATAAGATTTCTTATGCTGCTTCTTATCGTGGAACACAAGTACATGAAATAATAGAGAAGTATCTTGATAATGATGTTAATTATATGAAAGGATATTTTCCTAATATAATATCTTCATTATCTTCGGTGAAATCCTCCCTTGATCGTATTGGTAGTATATATGAACAAGAGTGTGCGTTATATTCTAATCATTTAAAGTTGGCTGGTAGAGTAGATTGTGTTGCTGAATTTGATGGGGAGTTAAGTATTATAGACTTTAAAACATCAAAGAAATTGAAAAAGAAAGAATGGATATCGTCATATTTTATGCAATGTGCTGCTTATGCAATAATGTGGGAAGAACGTACTAATATACCAATAGTACAATTAGTAATCATTATTGCGGTTGATGATAATACACCACAAGTATTTAAAGAACATCGTGATAATTGGACAACGAATCTTAAGGATACTATATATAAATATAATAACAGTTTTTGAGGTGTTAATATGATATTTGAATGGATTAAAGACATGTTTATATCATCAATACAAGAACCCGCGGGTGTTATAACTAAACCAGTAAAGGTTAATATTGAATTTGATTTAAATGATTTGGATAATTATCCATATTCGTTAGAACGTGATGATTTGTTATTGATGAGTAAATTACAATTAGAGTGTTATGCTAGAGAGTTTTTAAATGTTGAGTTGGATAGACGTAATTCACATGAAAAATTAGTGGATATTGTTTTAGAATTATTACAAAGAAATGCTTGACAATTAGATGACTTTATGATATAATGTGTTATGAAATTTAATATTGCTGGTTGGGGAACTATTTTTGGTATTATTGCCGCAATATTATTGGCATTGAACATAACGATTAGTCCGTATTCTTTTATATTATTTGGTATTTCTTCTGTTCTTTGGTGTATTTATGCATATAAGATACATGAGTATTCTCTAATGTGGATGAATATTGTTTATTTTATCATTGATGTTGTTGCGGTTTATAGATGGTTTTTTTAAGTTTAATGGAGTATTTTAATGGGTATTTTAATAAGAAGATTAGTATTGTTGGGTTTAATGTTTGGTTTAATTATAATGTTATTAGTATTTCCGGCGTTAGTTGGTAATAAAGTATTTACTGATGTTGAGATAGAGGAAGTGCAAAAACGTTTATTAGTGGAGTAGTATATGAGTAAAATAACTATACCGAAAGTTATAGTTACTATTTTATGTACAGGAGTTGGTATTTTGTGGATATTATTTGTTATACCAATTATAAGTGGTAATTATGCGGATGTACATGATCATGATATAGATATTCATACTGAGATAGATTATAGTCATGATTATATTGTTGAAAAAGATCAGTGATTTTATATCAGATATATTAATAGAATTGATATGTATTAATATAGTTTGGTTGTGTTTTTTAGTTAGTTTAATATGAGGATATATGTATAATTTTTTATGTGTTTCATTGAGTGTTTTGGGGTTTTTAGTTATTATTGGCGTTGTTGGTTCTGTGGTATATGATATTAGTTCTATTATTTTATATTCATTTATTGGTTTTTTATCGATGATTGCTGGCGCAGTATTATATGAGGGTGATTGATTATGAGTGATGTTAGAAGTAAGAGTGGAATGGTTAATTCTTTAAAAGAAGGTGTGTGTGAAGTAACTTTTAATAAAGTTAATGGTGATTT